CGACACCGTGAAAGTCCCGGTTGCGCCTACTCGCGCGGCCGAAGACTTTATCCCCGGCAACGTCGCGCCAACCGGCGCAGACGCCACCGCCGAGGATGTCGGAGTCCAAATCACCGCGTCGAAAAAAATCACCTGGTATCTGACCGGGGAACAACAGCGCAGCCTCGACAACGGCGCGGCTTCGACCGAATGGATTCGCCAACTGATCGCTCAGGGAATGCGGTCACTGCGCAACGCGGCCGAGGCCGACGCAGCCAAGGCGGTCAAAGAAGGCGCATCTCGTGCAGTCGGTGTCGCTGGCAGCCCGCCGTTTGCAACCAATATCAACGCAATCGTTGATGTGCGGAAGGTCCTAGCCGACAACGGCGCGCCCATGGCCGATTTGCAATTGGTAATGGACACGTCGGACGGCGCGGATTTGCGCAAGCTCGGCATTATCCAACAAGCCGATCAGGCAGGTGGGGCCGATGAACGCCGCACCGGGGCAATCCTGCGCCAATTCGGATTTGAAATCCGCGAAAGCGCCGGAATCTCGCTGCACACCAAAGGCACGGGCGCGGGTTACACCACGTCCGGCGCGACGGCTATCGGCGGGAAAAACATCACCTTGGCGGCTGGCACCGGAACCGTGCTAGCCGGAGACGTGGTGACGTTTGCGGCTGACACCAACAACAAATACGTGGTCAACGCTGGCGTAACCGGCCCCGGAACGATCACTATCGGTCGCCCCGGCGCGCGCGTGGCAATCCCCACCGCGAACGCAGTCAGCATCGGCAACGATTACACGCCGATTCTCGCGTTCGAGCGTTCGGCGGTTGTCGGTGTCATGCGCCCGCCGATTATGCCCGCCAACCCGACGATCACGCAAACGCTGATCTCGGATGAGCAGGGCATGACCTACCTGTTGCTGGACATCAGCCAATACGGCCAGCGCACCTGGGAACTCCACCTCGCGTGGGGATTCAAAGTCGTTCAGCCCGAACACGTCGCAATCCTGCTGTCGTGATGAAATCGCGCGGGGCTGGAAATTCGGCCCCGCGCCTCCCGCACCGGAGAAATTAAAATGCAACTAGTCCGAATGACTCGGCCTGACGGCGCAATCGCAGATGTTCGGCCCGATTGGGTTGCGGAATGGCAAGCGCTGGGCTGGACGGTCGAATCCGCCGCAAGCGACGGCTCAGGCCTGGACCTGACGCGCGAGGGAATTGCGGCAATGGGCAAGCCCGAATTGCTGGAATTGCTGGAAGCGCACGGCTGGAACGGGGACAAGCGGCTTGGCGTTGAAAAACTGCGCCAAATCCTGACCGAAATCGTGTTTATCGACGTGTGACGGCAATGGCGCTCAGTTACACCACTGCCGCCGTAACCCCGACCGTCGCCACAAACTACATCAACGCGCGCGCCTTGTCGGGGTGGCCCACAAACACCGCCGATCAAGCCGCAGCCCTGCGCCGTGCGCAGGACTATATCGCCCGCACCTATAACGAACTGTGGGCCGAGGAATTCACCGACGCCACCGCGCCGGAAACCGTCAAATACGCGATAATCGAGGCGGCGTTGGTGGAGGCCAAAGAGCCGGGAATCCTGTCCCCGACCGTCAAGCCTATCGATGCCAAAGTGCTGACCGGCGTCGGCTCGATCAGTTGGCAGCCGGTTTCGCTACCGGGCGGCGTTGATGCGCTGGTGCCGCGCCTGCTGCACGTCGAAGCCCTTTTGGCTGAACACCTCAAGGACGCCACGATCCACCTGACGCGCGCGTGAAGGACGGCCACCGATGAGCGGCACGGCAATCGCGGCAGAAGTAACGGCGGCTCTCAAGCAAGCCGCAGCCGCCACCGGCAACGGCACGCAGGCGATCCTGCTGCGCCCCGGCGCGCAACCCGCGAACCCGTGGGACCCGCCCGCAATGCCTAGTACGTCGCAAGAGGTCTGGGCAATCAGCGAAAACTACAGCGCACGCCAGATCGACGGAACTCTAATCCGCGCTGAAGATCGCCGCGTAATGATTGAGGCCGTCACCCCCGCACCCACCACCGCCGACCGGCTTTCCATCGGCGGCGTGGAATACGCTATCGTGTCAGTCCAGCCGGAATCGCCCGGCGGCGTGCCGCTCTACTACACCTGCCAATGCCGGAAATGAGCAATGGCAAGCGGTGTCACGCTTGAGCAAAAACGCCAACTTGAGGCGCTTCTCGCAAAACACGAAAGGCGAATCCGCGATGCGTTCCTATTGGCCGTCGAAATCGCCCACGAAAGGCTCGATTTCGATGCTTTGGTGGAGGCTATCGAAAAGGCCGATTTTGCTAAAGCCGCCGAACTGCTGCGCATCGACAACGTTGCACTTTTCCCGCTTCAGGAGGCAATCCGTGCTGCGTTTATCGAGGCGGGGATGACCGTTCCGGTGCCGCGCGCAATTGCCGGCGGTTTCGGGTTCAACGGCCGGCACCGGATCGCGGAACGGATCATCGCGGAAACCGGCGCGCGGCTGGTAACCGAAATGGGCAATCCCGGAGTCGAAATCCTGCGGGAAATAATCCTCGACGGCGCGCAAAAGGGAATCGGCGCGCAAAAAGTCGCTCGTCAACTCGGAGGCGTTATCAACCCCAAAACCGGCAAACGTGAGGGCGGCGTTCTGGGACTGGACGCGCCCCGCGCCGAAAGGGCATGGCGTGTCCGCGCCATTCTTTCCGATCCTTCTCGAATTGCCGACTATTTCCTGCCCGGCGGTCAGCCGCGATACAAAAGCACCGACCGGCGTTTCGACCCGCTGGTGCGGCGCGCAATCAAGGAAGGCAAGGCCCTGCCCGCCGCAGATGTGGAACGCATCGCCCGCGCACACGAGGCGCGGCTGCTGAAAGCACGCGCGCAAACCGTGTCCCTCAACGAGAGTTTCACCGCCACCGCAGCGGGCCGATACGAGGCATTCCGCCAAATGCTCGAAAGCGGAGTCGTCGAAAAAATCGACAAGACCTGGAGCCACAACACGCTCAAAAACCCGCGCGACGATCACCAGGCAACGAACGGCGTCACCAAGCCATTCAACGAGCCGTTTATCATGGCAGACGGTACGCCGATGCAATTCCCCCACGACCCCGCAGGCGGCGCAAAACACTCGATCAATTGCCGCTGCGTTGTCGTCTACAAGCCGCAATTCAAGAGGCCCAAATAATGGCCCGCACATTCACCGCGCAACTGGAACAATTCCGCGACCTTACCGAGGAAAAAATCGAATACGTCATGCGGCAATCCATCATGGACGTCCTGGTCGGCGCGCAAACAACCCAAATCGGGATCACCCAAGGCGCGACCTCGTTCGAGATCGGCAAAATCCCGGTCGGCCTGACCGCAGAACTCGTGAATAGCCTCACCGTTGACGGCGCGACCGGCCCGGATGCCTATATTGTGGCAATCGCCGGAATGGAGATCGGCGACGTGGTCCGTTTCGCGTGGACCGCCCCGCACGCAATGCGAATCGAATTCGGATTCACCGGAACCGACTCGCTAGGCCGCTACTACCAGCAAGCCGGGCGGTTTTTTGTAATGCACAACGCCGCCCAATTCCCGGATCACGTCAAAGCCCGCGTGGCCGAGGTGCGATAATGACCCTCGACGAAATCGAAACCGCATTAGGGCAGCGACTCGCCACAATGACCGCTTGCCCCCCCATCGCGTGGCCGAACAAAGATGTCAACCCCGCTCGCCCGTTCCTTTTCGTGCAACACGTCCCAACCCCGCGCGCAGCGCGCCAACTGCAAGGCAGCGGCTATATCGGCGGCGGCGCGTTAATGGTCACCATCGTCACCGCGCGCGACAAATTCGCCACCCAGGCCAACACAATCGCACAATCCGTGATCGATCGCTTCCCCCAAGGCCTGCGCCTCAGCGCCGGAAACGGAACTGTCCTAATCCACAAACCCGCCGAACCGATGCCCGCATTCCAGGACGGGCCGGATTGGCGGCAGCCGGTGCGAATTGCTTACCGGCTGGAAAACTGAATCGCCCAATCCCGCAGGCGGCCAACGGCAAATCGCGGGGAATCTCACCATTAGAGGGGCAACATCATGCCTGTAATCACCACCACCTCGATTCTGGGCGATGGTGCCATCGTCCTGAACGAAACCACCCTGAACGGGACCGACTCGTTCACCTACAAAAAAGGCGACATCCTGATCCTTCGGAATCCGACCGGATCGCCGATTTCGCCCACAATTGACGGCGACGGCAGCACCAGCGTAATTGTGCCCGGAGTCGGAACGATCAATGTCGCAGCGGGCTGGGCTGTCGGCTCAATCCCCGCCAACTCCGCCCGTGTCATCCCGCTCGATACCCGCGCTGCCTACTGCAAAGGCATGGTCGCAATCACAGGCGGCACGGGCCTTGTCGCGTCAATCCTGCGCGTCTAATCGAATCTCTGAAGGAGAAAAACCATGGCCGTTCGCAACCATATCGGCAAAACGCTCTATGTGAGCGCCACGCTGCCCACCGCCAATACCGCTACCGCCTTCGAGGCGTTGACCTGGACCAAAGTTGAAGGCCTAGTTTCTGGTCCTCAACTCGGAGTTACGCACGCGAATATCGACGTGCCGGACTTGCAAACCGGGTTCACGAAAGGCGTGAAAGGCGCGGGTCAGGGACTGGATTCCCAAATGGCCTTCACGATTGACGGCTCCGACCCGGGCCGCACCATCATCAAAGACGCCGCCGATGGCGGGCAAGGTTTGCTGGCCATCAAGATGGTCAGCGGTTCCGGCGCTAACCAGCAACCCGTCACGGGCGACCCGGTGCAATATGCGCAGGGCTACGTTCACTCCTACACGGAAAACCAGGCCACGATTGACAGTTACGAAGGATTCACTGTCAATTTCAAACAAAACGCCCCCACGATTAACGCAACCCAGCCGTAATCGTGGCAGCAGAACC